ACCTTCAACGAGATGCTGAAGCTGCGGAAACTCGACGCCGCCGAGCGCGAAGAGCGCGAGGCCCTGCGCGATCTCTACGGCCATGCCCTGTGGATATTCGGATGAAAACCGGGTTCGGACAAACCACGCTGTCCGGGCACGTCGAGAAGACGACCGACGCGGCCATTCTATTCGCCCCGGATGACCGGGACGAAATCTGGATACCGCGCCGGGTCTGCCTCGATGGCGATGCGGTGGAGGAAGGCGACGAGGACATCATCGTGGCCGACTGGTGGCTCGAACAGGAGGGTCTTCTGTGATGCACAGATTTCATCTCGTCGACGAAGCCGCCGTCATCCTTCAGAGCAAGGGCGTTTACCGGCAGGTGAAAGTCTTCCGGCGTGAAAACGGTCTCTACGCCGCGCACGGCTCCGGCTTCGTCCGGCTCTACGGGAACCACGGCACGTCGCACCCGACCCTCCGTTGGGTCGACATCGAACTGCCCGGCAACGTGTCGTTCACGCCCGGCCAGTTCGGCAAGCTGGAGATCATCCCGTGAGCCTCGAACAACATCTGCGAGAGGCGGCCCGCTCGGGTCGCCTCCCGGCCTTGACGCTCTGGCGCACCAATGGCCGCTACCAAGCCAATCTGAACACCGGCGGGAATTCGTGGAACGTCCAGCACGCCGATGATCCGGTCGACGCGCTGCTGAAGCTGTTCGCACCGCCTCCATCCGCGCCTCCGGCGCCAGCAGGCGACGAGGATATATTCGGATGACCGCATATTACAACGAGATCGACCCCTATGCGGCCCAATGGCTGCGCAACCTGATTTCCGCTGGCCATATTGCGCCCGGCGATGTTGACGAACGGAGCATTGTCGATGTCAGCCCTGACGACCTTAGAGGATACACCCAACACCATTTCTTTGCCGGTATCGGCGTCTGGTCCTTCGCTCTTCGGAACGCCGGATGGCCCGACGACCGCCCCGTCTGGACCGGCAGTTGCCCTTGCCAGCCTTTCTCCGCGGCAGGCAAAAAAAGCGGGTTTGATGACGAGCGGCACTTATGGCCGTACTGGCACCATCTCATTCGCATCTGCCGACCTGCGCAAGTCTTTGGAGAGCAGGTTGCGAGCAAAGACGGCCTCGGTTGGTTCGACCTTGTTCAAGCTGACCTGGAAGGAGAGGACTACGCCGTCTGGCCTGTCGATCTGTGCGCTGCGGGCGTCGGTGCTCCGCATATCCGACAGCGCCTCTGGTTCATCGCGGAAAGCCTGGAACACCCCGAGGGCAACGGACGGCTCGAACGGCGGGCCGAACCAGACCGGGGGGGCGCTGTCAGCAGACGCCCATCTCTCGGGTTGGGTGACGACCACGACGCGGGATTGGAAGGACACGCCAGGCATGTCGACGCAGAGACCGGACGGACGATCGAGGATCGACCAGCTACCGCGCCAGGCGGCGATGGCAGGCTGGCCTACGCCGATGGCCGGGACACCGGCCCAGAATGGCAACAATCCGGCGGGGAACACCGACAGCAGCCGCAAGACGGTAGCGCTGGCACATTGGCCGACGCCTGCGGTCGACAATTTCCGCAGCCGCTCGGGCGCTCGGAAAGACGAGATGGGCATGGATCAGCTTGCCCGGACGATCCCCGAAGCGCCGGGAGGCCCGGCCCGGTTAACGGCCTCTGGGGAGATGCTGATTGGCTCTTCTGCCGGGATGGAAAGTGGCGGCCAGTTGAACCCGGCACATTCCCGCTGGCTCATGGGGTTGCCAACCGCGTGGGACGACTGCGCGCCTACGGTAACGCGATCGTCTCGGAAGCCGCGAAAACCATCATCGAAACCTATCTCGACGGCGAGCATCTTCGACTAGTCGAAGTGTCGAAAATCACGAACGACAAGGACATATTCGCATGACATGGAGCGATTATCTGTTCGGCTTCGCGGAGCACGCGGCCACCAAATCCAAGGACAGCACGAAGGTCGGAGCGGTGCTCGTCGGCCCGGATCGGGAAATCCGCCTGACCGCCTTTAACGGCCCGCCGCACGGCGTCAGGGACAGCCAGGAGCGTTTCGAGCGCCCGACCAAGTATCTGTTCGCCAGCCATGCCGAAGCGAACCTGGTGGCCTTCGCGGCGCGTGAGGGTATCCGCACGAAGGACTGCACGGTGTTCGTCACGCACATGCCCTGCGCGGCCTGCGCCCGCACGCTGATACAGGCCGGAGTGCGCAAGGTCGTCTACGGGGCCGGGCAGACGTCCATGCCGCCCGAGGAATTCTCTGCCGCCGCGACGATGTTCGAGGAAGCGGGCGTGATGGTCTTCGGACGGGGAGACCAGCCGTGAAGCACGTCGAGATCGACTTTGAAACCCGCTCCGACATCGACCTGCGTAAATGCGGTGCGTTCGTCTATTTTGAAAGCCCGCACGCCCGCGTCCTGATTGGCTCCTACTCGATCGACGGCGCGCCCGTAAGGCGGTGGGAGCACGGCCAGCCATGCCCGCCCGATCTCGTCGCGGCGATCGAGGACGGGGCGACGGTATCGGCCCACAATGCGGGCTTCGAGATTTTGTGCTTTCTCTGGCTGCACGAGCACCAGAACTGGCCGATGCCCGAGTTCGAGCAGTTTCGATGCACCGCCGCCACCGCCGCCGCTATGGCCCTGCCGCGCGATCTCGCCGGGCTAGGTGCCGCGCTCGGGCTGGACGTCCAGAAGGACAAGGAAGGCACCCGCCTCATCAACAAATTCTCGAAGCCGCGCCGCGCCAGGAAAGGCGAAGACCCGACGAAGGTCCATTGGAACGAGCCGGAGGATCACCCCGAGGATTTCGACCTGTTCAAATCCTACTGCGATCAGGACGTGCGCACCGAGGCCGCCGCCGACAACCGGCTGGTCCCGCTCTCCGACGCCGAGCAACGGCTATGGCAGCTTTCCGAGCGCATCAATCGCCGCGGTATCCGCATCGACATCAATTCGGCCCTGTCGGCGATCAGGATGGCGGAAAAGGCCAAGGCCAATCTCGACCGGCAGATGACCGTCGCCACCGCGGGCTACGTGACCGCGTGCAGCCAGGTCGGCAGGCTGGTCGAATGGGTGCAGAGCCAGGGCGTCGAACTCGGATCGGCGGCCAAGGCGGAAGTTTCCGACCTGCTCGAATTCGACGATCTCCCCGCCGATGTCCGCACGGCGCTGGAAATCCGGCAGGAGGCCGCCAAGACGTCGGTCTCGAAGCTGAAAGCTATGGTGGCCCGCGCCAGCGCCGACGGGCGTGTGCGCGGCTCCTTCATGTTCCACGGGGCATCGACCGGGCGGTGGTCGAACACCGGCGTCAACTTCGCCAACATGCCGCGCCCTCGGCGGGAGTTCGACGAGGAAAGCCCGCGGCTCGACGTGCTGTTCAAGGCGTTCAGGAGCGAAGACCCGAACTTGCTGCCCTTCCTCTACGGCGACAATCTCGGTCGCCCGCTGCACCTGATCTCGGACGCGATCCGCGGCTTCATCTGGTCGGCGCCGGGCTACGAACTCATTCAGGCCGACTATTCCGGTATCGAAGGCGCGGTCATCGCCTGGCTGTCCGACGAGCACTGGAAGGTGAAGGCACTGCACGACATCATCGTCGACCCGTCGCTGCCCGATATGTATCGGCGCACCGCCGCCGACATCATGAACACGACGACGGACATCATCACCAAGAAGCACCCGCTGCGCCAGTCGGTCGGCAAGGTCTCGGAACTGGCGCTCGGCTTCGGTGGCGGCGTTGCGGCCTTCTACTCCATGTCCCGCAACTACGGCGTGGTGCTCGACGAACTCTACGAGCCTGTCTGGGCGGCAGCGGATGCCGACAGGCGCGAGAGAGCCGTCAAACGGTACGAAGCCTGCCTGAAGCGCTCGCAGGCCCACACAGACACCCTATCGCGCGAGGCTTGGGTTGCCTGCGAGATCATCAAGTTGGGCTGGCGGGCGACGAACCCGGCCATCGCACAGTCATGGCGCGATCTGGAAGGGGCCGTCCGCGAGGCCGTGCAGCAGCCCGGCACCGTGACGGGCGCGGCGAAGGTGAAATATATCGTCCGCAAAGGCTTCCTCTGGGCGCTGCTGCCCTCGGGCCGCTGCCTCGCCTACGGCTCCCCGCGCCTGAAGGATCAGGTCTGGGCGAAGATCAAGCTGGAGGACGGCTCCTGGTCCGATGCCGAGGTCATGGACCGCGATGCTGCCGAGAAGCTGGAACTGCGCGGTAAGGTCAGGATCGAAGGGTCGACCAGCCCGAAGGTGACGGTGCTCGGCGTCAACAGCGTCACGAAGAAGTGGCGGCGGTTCCCGCTCTATGGTGGCCTGATCGCCGAGAACAACACCCAGGCGACCGCGCGCGACCTGCTGGTCAACGGCATGTGGAAAGCGGAAGAAAAGGGCTACGAGATCATCGCTACCGTCTATGACGAGATCATCGCCGAAGTGCCGCGCGGGTTCGGTTCGCTCGACGAGTTCGAGAGCATCATCTGCGAACTGCCGGATTGGGCCGACGGCTTGCCGCTCACGGCGGGCGGCTGGCGCGGGAAGCGCTACCGCAAGGATTGACGTCGGCGATACCATATCCAGCCGAACAGGCTGACGCCGACGAACATTATAATGCCGATGATCGGAGCACCGGCGTCCGCCACGCATAGAGCGAGTTGGACGTCGGCCTCCCATTTATCGGCCTGCTGGTAATAGGCCAGATCGTGCGCGTCACAGCACTGCCGCCAGTCCAGATCGCCGAGACGGTCGAACCAGAGCGTGCAGCCGTCACCTACGCTGGCTGCTGCGTTCCAAGCGTCCATAGTGCGTCGATCTGGTTGCTGTTGAGGGACATGGCCGCCATGAGGTCGGGATCGTTGAAAAGCGGATGGTCGCGCAGATAGTTGGACAGCACGTTCCGCCAGTCGTTGCGTGCCAGCGCCCGCGCCTTATCGTCGGCGATCTGTTCGATCGCCGTGTCGATCAGCGCCTCGGCGTCGTAGAGTTCCGGCCTGTCGAACAGGTCGCCGCCTTCGATCAGCGCCCCGATGATCTGCCGTTTGGTCAGCGGCAAGGTCAGAGGGTCGACCGGCTCCGGCTCGACGGGAAGGTCGGGCGGAACGGGAGCCGGGAAATCGAACGGCTCGATCTCGGCGAGGAACCCGGCCTTGTCATAGTCGAAGCGCTCGATCACGCTAAGATTTTCCTGCGCGACCCACGCGCCGTCGACAAGGTTCCAGGTCGTGAAAGCGCCGTGTAGGCTGCGCAGAACGTCCTCGAAATCGTCGGTGCCGCGAAGGTTTTCGAGGTCTGCACGAGAGTTGACAACATGCCTCATGGCTATGCCTCCAGTTGAAGTGAACGAAGAAGATTTTTGGCGTCGGCCCATTGCGCGTGTCCGGTCCACGACGAGGCGAACCGGATCAGTTCCTCTTCACGGCCTGGCCGCCGGAGGACGCGCAGCCTGCGGCGCGCACGGACCACGCTCTGCTTGCGCAGCAGCTTATGCGATGGCCAGATACGGTAGCCGAGGAAATTGACGCCGCGGCGGGCCGAGGCGACCGACCATTTCGAGAATTTGAGGCCGAGCGTATCGGCGGAAAATTGCTCGACGAGGATACGGACGTCATGCAGGCGCTGCTGGTCGTGGCCAAGCACAACGATGTCGTCCATATACCGAAACCAGGCCGCTTCCTTCAGTTCCTGCTGGAGAAACCTGTCAACGGCGTTGCCGTAGACGTTGGCGAAAAGCTGCGAGGTCAGGCTTCCGATAGGCAGGCCGTCGCCATCCGGCGGCACGACCGTATTGATGATTTTCAGGGTCGCCGCGCAACTGATCTTCTTTCGGATCATCGCGTGCAGAACACGCCGGTTGATCGACGGGAAGTAGCGCGAGAAATCCGTCTTCAGGAAATAAACCGGCCCCGCCAGCGACATGCGCCGCAATTCGGCCTGAAGGTCGACGACCCCGGCGTGCGTTCCCTTGCCCGTCCGGCAGGCGTAGGAACGCGGCAGGAACGTCTTCTCGAAGATCGGGGCGATGATGTTACAGAGCGCGTGCTGCGCCACCCGGTCGCGGAACGGCAGCGCCGTAATGAGCCGCGCCTTCGGCTCATAGACGTAGAAGTGGTTGGGCGCGCCGGGCTGATATTCTCCAGCGCGCAGATCATCCGCCAGCCGCCGCAGGTTCGGCTCGACGAACTCCTTGAATTCCAGCGCACCGGCAGAATATCGTCGACCCTTGGCCGTCTTGTAATAGGCCGAGCGCATGTTCTCGTCGGATACGATCCGCTCAATAAGGTTCCGATACTTCTTGCCCATGTCGCGTCCCTGTGTGTCGGTCGCGGGTTTCGACGCTGCTACTCCCCGCTTTACCGAACCTCTGAATGTATTCGCCGAAGCAGGTCGGTGAGGCTGACCACCTTGGAGTGGTCGGCCTGCGAAGCCGTAGCTTTCGCAGAGCCGGGAACTGGTCGTCACTGCGCCCGCGCGCACCGATGTTGTCGTTCGAGTTCGTCGGCGAATTGTTCCAATTGGACGTCCGAGAACCGGAGTTCGACGTGTTGTCCCAATTGCCACCGAATAGGGCGACGACACCATCAGCTTTCCCCCGTCAACCCCCGCCCTTCGCTGACTTGATCCAGGCACCGAGCATCTTGCCGACTTCAGCCAGTTGCTCGGCGGCAACCCTGTGCTGATTGGGCGTGATGATCTTTCGGGCTGGAGAAGCCAGGAAGCGCAGCCAGAACCGCAGGAGCGCCAGATTGGCGTCCGCGGAATAGAGGCGGGAAGGCTGTTTGGACTTTCCCGCGATGATGAACAAATCGACCTGCTCGAACATAGCCCTCAACACTGCATCTCGTGCGATGCCATGCTTGCGCGGGCAGGACTGCAAGATCGGATAGAGATATTCGACAAACCGCTCGTACTTCTC